TGATAGTAATTTTGATATCACCTCATTCGACCGTCGAACCATTTCCTCTCTATCATCCATTTTCGGTACTCCTTGGGGTGGTACGGATTCCTTAAAGTCATCAACGCAGGATAGGAGTTGCGCAACAACTACGCTAACGGCTTCCTCTCGTGTGAATTTATTATCATTGTCCTCGGCTAGATTACCGAACTCGCGATAACTACGCTTGATGAATTCTGCGACAGTGATTGTGATAAGGCAGCCAATGTTTGTCTTGTCATCAATAGTTTTATCCAGGAATGTCTGTATAATTTCCCGAGTTCTGGCCTTAACGTCTTTTCTGATATCCATCCTTATCCCCCAATTAATAGCTCATAAGCTTCGATAATGTTGTGCAGAAACTCCTCACATTGCTCAAGAGTCCAATTATATGTCTTCTGGTAGCGTGATATTGTCTCGTGTTTCTGCTGGTTCGCGCACCATACCAGATCACTGATTTCGGAGCTAGTTGATTTAAAGAGCGTGTGCTGAATCGCTGTATCTACATTCATTGTGTTGTCCTCCATTAAGATTAAAATTTACTCACTACATTGGCATTCATGTTCAAGTATATCGTCCACAATATGAGAAATTATGGCGTCCATAAGCTTTAGAGTCTCGATAGGTACTTGACCTAATATTCGCTATAGTTGAATTGTAGGAGCTGTGCGCAATGCTTCGACTATGGCGTCTATCTGTTGCTGCTCTAGATTATCTAATGTCATAATATTATCCTCCTAAGTTAATCAGTATTGCCACATTTGGTACAACGCCAAATTTCCTGCTCGCTGTAGGTATTCTGCCAGTCGTGGTCACAGTAGTTCTCGATTAATCCATCAAGCTTCTGATTGAGCTGCAAGAGCTTATGATTGATATCTGGGCAATCCTTCCGGTGCAGGTTGTCACGGATAAGCTCAAGTTCTTCTAGTGTGAAATTGTTATCTCTCATGCTTGCACACCCAGATATTCGAATGCTTTAGCCCTGCATGGGATTAAGTCCGATATAGGCTCACTTTGGTAAACCAGCTTGAACGTCATAGGATCAATAATTCGAAAGTAATAATTATCTGTCACGATGTTATGCTCTATACAAAGTTTCTGGCCGTCAATCTTGTACTCATTGATAATGATGTTCATTGGATTAACCCCTAGCAATGTAAGAGTTTTCAAATCCAGCATGTAGTGCAAGTTTCTCTAGCAAGGCATCAACACGGGACATACCACGCCCTGAGATAGGTTCATCGGAGTATATGCCAGCAGAATTTAATGCCCTCTCGAATGAATCGCTAAGCTTGCAAAATCCATACCCAGAAGTGTGGCCATGGCCAGAAGTGTATTGACCGAATACATGGCCAGTAACCCAGATTGAGCAGTAAACCCTATCGGCAGATTTAGAGCGAGACATATACCATCTGACTGTAGCTAGCTCCTTAAATTCCTTACCATCGAAGGCTATGAGCTGTCGTATTTCTACAATCTCCTTCTCAACCCCAAGGTTCTTGCCGTTATCTTGTGACTCAGTAAATTTAATAGTCATGTTGTTGTCCTCTCTTATAGTTAAAATCCGGTATATCTCTATCTCATGCAGCGAGTATATCAACCCCGGTTGATGTGGTCAAGCGATTATAGCAAATAATTTTCATCACGGGCTAAGGGTGGTACTATGAGTATAAGTATTAATCTAGGGAGTGGAATTGTGAGCGAATCTATACGTTGTCCGGCATGTCGGGGTAGTAAGAAAGTAGCTAAATTGGGTGGTGTAATCGGTGATTGCAATATGTGCAGTGGTAAAGGGTCGATACTTGCGGTTGATAAGCCTAAGCCTGTTGAGCCTGAAGTGCCTGAGTTAATCCAAGTATTGATTGAGGCTGTAGCTGATAGCATTCCGGCTAGCAATATCGATGTTCTGCCAGTGGGTGATGTAATTGAGGCTGTCGCCAAGATCGACGGCAAGAGAGCTGTATTCAAGAAGAAGAGGGCATAATCATGGTTCTATATGACAATACGCATGTTCCAACACAAGACCAGCGCACAAGAGTGAAGGATTTAGCTATCGCAGGAATCCCAAAGTATCTTATAGCTAAGATTATCAAGATTGATGATGAGACGCTGACTAAGCACTATGATCGTGAATTACTATGCGCTGAGCCTGAAGCGGTTGAACGTATCGCCAAGACTGTGATTATGCAAGCTGATGAGGGTTGTACTAAATCACAAGCTTTGTATATGAAGACGAAGGGTGCAAAGTATGGCTGGGTCGAGAAGCAGATTGTGGAGAATGTCAGCAGCGAGGATACTCAAGCCCTTAAAGATAAGATTAAAGAACTTGAGGGTAAGTTTGAGCGGGATTACTGATTATCTAAATGTTGATTTAACGATCTTAACTGGCTCTATATCCCCATCAAGATGGATGCTGATCATAAAGCCCTTAGGAGAGTAGATGTTATCAAATGCCTCTAATGCTGACCTCATAGACTTAAACTTGCTATGAAGGAATTCTGGAGGTGTTGCGCCTTGACTATTGATTACTGCCAGTTCATACATTGTGTTGTCCTCTCGTTCGGTTGAAATTACTCTGCTAATGCTACAAGTCGTTGACTAGCTGATTTAGTCGCTTGGTCACATTTGTAACCAAACATACCAGCACCGATTAATATGCCTACTGCACATACTGCGAATATCACATGGTTGATTATGTCTGTCATTCTGTCGCTCATGATGTTGTCCTCTCTTTAAGTTAAGTTGCTATTATATCAACCGTAGTTGATGTGTCAATGGTTATTGTAGATATATTATTACTACATAGTGCGCATAATGTGGTGGATGTTATAATGTATCATTATATAGATCGATCGATAGCCTACTGATTCTTAATGGTGTAATATACCATAGACCTTGATATACCTAGGGTGTGAGCGATTTGGATGGCTGATATACCCTCGGATAACATGGTGAGGATTTTGGTACGGTCAATATGTGGTTTGGGGCCGAACTTAATACCTTTATCTAGGGCTGATAGTCTACCCTCATTAGTCCGTTCGAGGATTCTAGCACGTTCTGCTTGGGCTACGGCTGATAGGATGGTTATTAACATCATGCCCATTGAGCCAGATGTGTCTAACTTATCATCTAGGAAGCGTACTCCAACTCCCTTGCTATGGAAGTCTTGTATTAGTTGAATCATATCTAAGGTATTACGACCAAGCCTATCAAGTTTAGTTACAAGTACCTCGTCACCATGTTCTATCTTCATTAGCAATGTCTGCAACCCTTCACGCTCAGTATTAGAGCCTGTGGCCTTATCGGTAAAGATGCGATGTGCCTCAACACCAGCATTGCGTAAAGCTGTGATCTGAATGTCTAGTGACTGCTCTCTAGTCGAGACACGTGCGTACCCAAATGATCTACTCATTATATATAGTCCTCTAGTTGTGTAATATGTCGATTGATATACTATAATGTGTGTAATGCAGTTGTCAAGCGATATATTGAACATGATATAGAGTGTGAGCAATAATGTGTAATATAGTGTAAGTTATTATACATAGATTAATTAATATAATAGTAGTAGCACACATGCAGTACACAGCTACATGACAGCACGCAAGGCACACACAGGCTCATGGCTCAACGATAGCAACACACTGGTAGGCTAGGGCATAGGTGGTGCTGACACACTGCTATGACGTTAAGAGGGGGTATCCCCCGCTACGAAGCCACCCCTTCGCTATGGCTGGAGCCCCTCCCCCCTACATCCAAGATCAATATTTAGGTACTTGCATAATTTTCCAGCACAATTTCACATTCCTCATATTAATATCCTAGATAAGGGCTTATACGGCTACCATATTTTATTTAACCACTATGTCTGGAAATTACCACCATCCCAATTCCAGCCATTCTAAATTCCAGAATCAAGAATGCCATATAGGAATCATGATTCTCAGGGTCGACATATTTTTCCCGGGAAATTTTGGGCAACTCGGCTAGTTATAATTATAGATCTATGATCTTAAGATCTAATTACTACTATTACTGCGACATAAATCTGTGGGTAACTCATCCTCTATCAGATATCACAGGGAATCTAGTAGATCATAACCTCCGCATAACCCGGATGTAACCATGGATTTTACCCAGAATATCTTGTGATTAACTTCTGGACATAATATCATACAGAGTTTATACACGGGTAATCCCTATGGTTATCCAGAGAAATTGTGGATATCCAACCCCACTGACTAGCCATAGCATCAGCGATACCTTGATACGTCAGGCTCCTAAGTTTCCATCGATCCTTACTGGGTGGAAGCATATGGCATCTAGGCTCACGACCTTCCACAACCTCTGTAGGTATTAATTTAGGCAACCCTTTCAGCCAGAGACATGTGGCTTTGGTTTCACCATGACCGAATTGCCAAGGCTGGATAATCTGGTCTGGCTTACGGAACTGGGTGGACATGATACCAATGGGATTCTCAATGGCTATGCGAGGAATATTGGCACTCGCTAACTTCAGGAAGAACTCCACGGCCTCAGCTTGCTCGACTACCTTATCCTTAAACCATCGTGCACCACTAGAGGCTAAGTGGGTACATGGAGGATGGGCTATCATTAAGTCCCAATCCCAGTGTAGATACTTTAGGACGTCACTCTGGATGTGCTTACCTGGTATCTCAGTAGGCAGAAGGTCACATGACCATGCGTTATGACCACGGGCTTTAAAGGCTTCTCGGACGATTCCTGAGAATTCACATGCTATGAGGACGTTCATTCGCTCTCCTAAGTAATTTACCCTAGAAGATTACACCATCTGGAGCATAACCTAGAAATGGTTTATCCTTGTGGCTGATCAGGAGGAATCATGAGCCAATCCGATATTGAGCAATCCTTGAAAATTGTGACCTATATTGACAGATATGACAAAATATGGCGTGGATTTGAATTTTCCATCCTTGAGAAGGACAATTATCGATGGATTATTATGATAGGTGATATTCCAAGCATTATGGAGCATGACAATTACTTAGAGGCATCTGCTTACGGGCATGGCTATATTGACGGAATTATTGGGAGATAGGGCATGATCATCAGTGAGAAGCAGATACAATACTTGATACATTATGCCAATGAATTCAGATGCGAGCTGTTGTGTTTTCAGGAGAAAGGTCTGCTTAGCGAGGAGGGCAACGCAAATCTTGAGCAAGTCTGTAGCTTGCTTGAAAGTATTTGCAACCAGCAATCCGATGAACTTAAGGTGGTGGAATGATCGAATTTAAAGCAACAGACGAATGGTACGAAAATGCTGCTAAGATCGAAGAAATGGCAGAAATTGAGGAATGGCTTTCCAATCGACCCTCAGCCACAATGGATCCCTGTTACGATGAAGTCCTTGTAAAGCGTTCCAGGCTTAGGGAATTGAAATCAAGATCTAGGAAGGAACGTTTGCCCTCTAAGATGATGGACTCTCAGCAGGTGGTGGAATGACCTGGACTCCAGGACGACAGAATTACTTCTATCATAAGCTCAAGATTTACTCATTCTGGAAGATTGATTGCTATCTAATCAGGTACTCAAAGGGCTTGGCTATTGGCTACCATGTCGATGATGTTCCAGGTCATAAGCACTATCGGCTTAACATTCAGCTAAGAGGCATTAACCGTCTATGCCTACTGGAAGACTTAAACCGCAAGATGGGCAGGTTCACATGGTTCCGGTCTGATAGAATGCACTCCTTTGGGATAACCTTAGAGCCTGGGTTGATATTATCATTTGGATTTGCGATTAAGGAGCGGGAATGAACGACTTTACCAAGAAGAACTAGTTTTGATTGGATGCTGGTCAGGTAGCAGGTATCTAATGGTCGGGATCGAACAAGCGGAAGATGAAGGCACGTTTGCGTTATCCCATAAGATACAAGACATGATCAACAATTACCAAGAACTCAAAATCCCAACTGTGGAGGATTATGACCATGATTGAATTCAAAGCTACAGATGAGTGGTACCAAAGGGCTGCTAAATCGGAATCTGAGATTGAACGCTCCGAAGCTTGGTTTAAGGAAAATTACTCTCAGAACCCCGAAGCCAAGCAATACGCAACCCAAGAAGACCTTGACCGCGTCACTGAAACTATCCTAGAGCGATATAAGGATGCATTAGAGAGGTTAGCGTAGCTATGCGGACGAACTTGCTATATAATCCTTCCCGCCGACAGTGTCTACCATTGTTTAATTCTTGAAGCAGCAATTGCTAGGGGCTGGAGGCACCATCTAGTCGACCTGCTTGCGATACCGCGTTCTAAATATCCTCATAGCCACCCAAATTAATTTAATCAACTCTAGTTTAACTCATGATTTAATTCAGATACAATGACCACAATGTAGCTAATTAAGGATGATTATGCAGTTCTCGATGAAGGAATGGCTTCGATGTTACGATACAGTCCATGATTTAGGCAGTCAGCTTAAAGCATCTCAGCGAACTTTTGACTACAACGGCAAGATAATCCCAGCAATTCATCCCCTTAAGAAACGTGAGCAGAAGGCAATAGAGTTCAATATCCGAGGTTTAATTCAACGCAGTTCCGCATATCTGAATCACTGTGGCATGCCGATGCCTAAGCCACTATGGCGTTATGACAAGGACGACCCTACGACCCATGCTTCTAGCCCTGAGTTTAAGTATCAGCACTTGGTGGGGTGGGGATGGTAGGATTAGGCCATTGTATTAAATGCGACCATTATCATGGGAACTTTGGCTATGACTTGCTATGTCTAAAGTGTCATAATGATGAGCTTAAATTATCTAAGCCTGGAGTTCTCCTCACTACCGCTTCTGGAATGGCATCCATGACTCATGCTGCTCTATCTAAGCACCAATTTGAGCTAGCTAATGCAGCCCATCAGGTCACAGCTACAGGCGATAGGATTATGAGTAATATAGTTGGACATGTGGGAAACATACTCTTCGATGACGCTCCAAAGATTACAGGAAGGCGCGATAGGTTGTTACTGCTGGGAAGGCGTGTATGAGCTATGTATGCTGCAATTGCGATTATAAAGTTATCTCTGATTTCAATATGTGCCCACGTTGCCTGATGTATGGATCCTTTACGACTGAAGGTTTCGGGCAGGAATGTTTCCAGGTGAGAATTATCCATCCCGACGAGAAGTTACACTCACACAGGCGCAACCAACTTTTACTACTAAGGAGATCCAAATGAGCTTAATGAAGTATAAAGATGTACTTGTTTTGGCCAAGGAGAAGATTAATGAAGTTATGGCACCCCTTCGCGCTAGAGAGATGCGTAAGAAAGCCGAGCTAGAGTCCTGTAAGCTTGATTCTATGATTGCGACACATGAGCAGGATATTCAGGAATTAGCTTCCGAGTATCCGATTGATTTCGATAAGATGATTGATGCCCTTGACGAGCTAGAGCTAACTAAGCGCCGTAAAGAGCAATTCGAGCAGATTATTACTGAGATGTTTGGGGAATAACTATGAGTGACAGATTTCGCAAGGTTTACCTACCGTTAACCCAGGATAATCATAATCTAATCATGGCTATCAAGGAGGCTGCGGAACATTTAGAGCGCCAGTTACTTAGGGTTCAAGGTCGTGAGATGTCTCTTGCGATTACCAATCTTGAGCAATCAATTATGTGGGCTAGTAAGGCTGTAGCTCTTCATAATGAGCATGAGGCGAGTAAATGAAAGTTACTCTGCAATTTCCTACAGTGCTATTCCTTATCTTCCTAGTGCTGAAGCTTACCCACTATATTGACTGGTCATGGTGGTGGGTGACTGCACCCCTATGGCTGCCATTTGCCTTAGTGCCAGTTGCAGCGATTATCGCAGTAATCATCCGAGAAGTTAATAAGCCATAATCTCTCTTAACCCCATCATCTTGACCTAAAACATCAACCGTGGTTTAATTAATGTTGTTAACTACAGGAGTGCAGGGATGGGGACAACAGAATTGCAGGAAATTACGGATTATTGGGCTAATAAGTATCCTAATGTCACGATAACGCTGTATCCACAGTCTGGTAATGGCAAGTATTGCGGACTCATGCTCACTCATAACTGTAGTTTCGATTTACAGGCTGACACCATTGGAGAGCTGATTAGCCAGGGTGAAAGTTTCTTACGGAAGGTAATTTGATGCGGAATCCAGGTAAACCAGTAGATCTAGATAAGTTTTGGGTTACATATGATCATGTTACGAACGCCAAGACATCTGGTGTTCGGGATACCCAGTATTGCCAAATTCACTTATTGTCTTTGAATTCATTTAATGCATTCAAGCGTAAGTTAGAGCTTTATAATTATTATGACAAAGATCGCTATGATGAACTCTGCGCTTTGGTTCGGGACTACATGGCTGATCTAAGAATTTCCAAGCAAGATTTTATTTCAAATTACGATATTTCTGAACATGAGCTTCATGAATTTCAACCACATATTAATTATCTCAAGATCTTGGAAGAGAATCGCAGACCTCCAGAGAAGACCGTGTCCTTCATAGAGATTACTCCAGCTCAGCCACGTATTCCAGCTCCCGTAAAGATTGATTATCCTGAGAGTGAAGTTATCCATCAGCAGAATGATATCCAAATTAGCATCACGCAAGGCATCAAGGTTTTAGTTTCACCCAGTATTGACTCTATGAAGATTATTAAAATTATTGAACTACTTAAGGACTTATAATGTTGATTCCGTATGAAGGCAGAAAGGTATATGCAGCGAATAAGCCAATAGATTTCAGGATGGGCATTAACTCTCTAACGGGGTTAATCAATCGAGAACTCGGTGGAAATATTCATGATGGATCGCTATACGTGTTCCACAATAAGGCTCTCGATAAACTCAAGATATTCTTCTGGGATCGCAATGGATTTGTCAGCTACTACAAGCGCCTAGAAGGTGGATGTAAGTTCAAGGTTAAACTTAGCTTAGGATTAATTTCAGGCATCACTTATGAGGACTTAGATATACTATTATCTGGAGTTGAGCCAAGTACGATTCAACGGCATTCATATCTGGAGCATATGGCGTGATTACCCAAATTATAGATATTATATTAAGCCTCGTCATTCTATATATGCTTTCTACAGAATCAAAGATTTATAGAGAATTACAACGACGCATAGAGCTAATAGAGTCAATTCTTAAGGAAATTCAATTGCAAGGAGGAACCAATGACACCAGAATTCAAAGTATGGCCGAAAATCCCAAGGTGGCAGAATGAGTCTTATGTCATCACTGAGAAGATTGATGGGACGAACGGGTGCATCATCATTACCGAGTACGGTGATATCTTCGCACAGTCGAGAACGCGGATTCTGGATCAAACGTCAGACGGTGATAACTTCGGCTTCTGCAAGTGGGTGCTTGGTAATAAGGACGATTTACTCAGTCTCGGAGAAGGCTACCACTACGGCGAATGGTGGGGACAAGGTATCCAGCGTAACTACGGATTGACTGAACGGCGATTTAGCCTCTTCAATGTCTGGCTTCACGAGATACCAGAGTGTGTAAGTAAGGTTCCAGTCATAGGGACTAAGCTTGCTGAATCACTTACTGACATGAGTGAACTTGGCTCTAAGGCTGCACCTGGCTTCATGAAACCTGAAGGTCTGGTGATGTCGGCTACTCAGAATCGTGGCATCAGATATAAGTACATAATCAATGAGTAGACAGCTCAATCAGATTTGATATACTGGATTTGCACTGGGTTTTCTTTGTTTCCCTTTCTACTTGCCGCCCTCAAGTGTGCGAAATGGGCAACTTGCCGCAATAGTTCATCAGGTAGAACACGAGTCTTGTAAACTTGAGAGGGTAGTTCGAGTCTATCTTGCGGCACCAATGCTTGGGTAGCTCAGTGGCAGTAGCGTAAGCCTGTTAAGCTTATGGTCGAAGGTTCGATTCCTTCTCCAAGCTCCATCTGTGAGTAGCTCAGCCTGGTCAGAGTTCTCGGTTTGGAACCGAGAGGTCGTTGGTTCGAATCCAGCCTCACAGACCAAATTATGACAATCGCGGCGTGGACAGTGACACGTATTTGGCTTCGGAACTTAACCGTTCATCCAGATATATTACTAGTATATAGCAGGTGCAATTCCTGCCGATTGTCCCAAATTCAGCCACGGTAGCTCAGATGGTTAGAGCAACCGGCTCATAATCGGTGGGTCAGAGGTTCGAGTCCTCTTCGTGGCACCAGTATTTAGCGCCTATAGCTCAGTTGGAAGAGCGTGCGGATACGAACCGTAAGGCCGGAGGTTCGAATCCTTCTAGGCGCACCAGAATTGGCTATTGACCGTTTCGCCAATAAAGGCAGTCAAGAAAACGGTCGTACATTACAGCGAGGTAGTTCAGCGGTTAGAATCTTGGCCTCATACGCCGAGGGTCGTTGGTTCGAATCCAACTCTCGCTACCAGAATTCTCTATCATATGAAGGGAGAATCGTAAGTTAGATTGCGTCAATCGATGGCCACTCTCTGGGGTAGGGTCGGTATCTAACAGCCACTGTATTATAGGTCGTCCTAAAAACCTACCTAGAACTTCGACGGAAGGATATAGAGTGCCGAGTGAGAGTCTTGGCGCCAATCTACGGAGACAACGCCTATTAGGGAGGGCACCAGGCTGTAACCCTGCGGTCGGCTAGTTCCGTCTAGGTTCGAATCCTAGTGTCTCCACCAACTTTGGCATTAAGCAGTGCAATGAACGACTAGCTACGCGCGTAAATTTAGATATAGGTTCGGCTGAACTTAGTGCCACCAACTTTGGCAAATGCGGCAGTAAATGCAGATAGTACTTTTAAGCCCTGAGCTATATTCTGAGAAGTCCTAGACCTGGGCATGAGTTGAGGTGGAAACTTCTCCTAAGCTGAGATGCTTACATTTGCCACCACTTGAGGATAATCATGGCTGAAATATTCGTATTCGGAAGCAATCTATTAGGAATCCATAAGCGTGGTGCAGCACTAACAGCATTGCAGAAGCATGGTGCGATACTAGGTCAGGGTATTGGGCTACAGGGGAATTCATATGCCATCCCTACTAAGGTTAATCCAAGGCGCTCGCTAGAGTTAGTCTGTATTAATAAGTTCGTGGCAGACTTCTTGCAGTACGCTCATTACACCCCAGATAATATCTATATGGTCACTAAGATTGGATGTGGACTTGCTGGATGGGAACCATGTCAGATAGCGCCAATGTTTCGTCTTGCTAAATTCTTGGATAACGTAAAGCTGCCCAAAGAGTTCATAGAATTTATACCAGGACTAGAACTTATGCCTGATTCTATCGCTCACTTCCCTGATTTCGACTGAAACTTGATCGATTAGATGATCATCTTCACGAATTTCATGCTATCTTAATATCGATATCTTCATTTGGGTTCTCAGGATGAGAGTCTGGCAAAGGATTGCCCCTACATGGATAAAGCGATACAACTCAAGCTTGAGAATGCAGAACTTGCGTCCAAGCTCAAGGGTAGCCTCCTACTCTTCATACAAGCATTCTTCCCGCTACTAACTGGTAGAGACTTTATAATCTCACGCCCAGTTGGTAGGGAAAGCCACTTCATTACCATTTGTCGTGCCTTGACGAAATGTACACGGCTAGAATCCCTGCGTCTGCTAATTAACGTTCCGCCTGGTCATGGTAAATCCGCTATCGTGAGCTTTTGGGTAGCATGGTGTATGGCGAAGTACCCTGACAGCAACTTCTTGTATATCTCATATTCTAAGACGCTAGCATCGACCCATACCGATATTATCAAGCGCATCATGTCTCTACCCCAATATAAGGCGATATTCGATGTCCACTTACGAGATGACTCTCAGGCAAAGGATTACTTTACAACAGAAGCTGGAGGAACAGTTGCGGCGTTCGGTTCGGCAGGAGCTATCACGGGTCGAAATGCAGGACTCCCTGGTCTCGACCGATTCTCTGGCGGAGTTATCATCGATGATAGTCATAAACCCGATGAAGTCCACTCAGACCTCATCCGAGAATCTGTCATCACTAACTTTAGAGAAACAATCCAGCAGCGACCAAGGGGAATCAACGTCCCTATCGTCTTCATTGGTCAGCGCTTACATGAGCAAGACTTGCCCGCCTACTTCCTTGCAGGTGAGGATGGCTACGATTGGGATAAGGTGATTCTTAAATCACTGGATGACGCAGGTAATGCGCTTTATCCCGAAGCTTTCCCTCTCGACATGCTTAAGATTCGGCAGGAGAAAGACCGATATGTATTTGCAGCTCAGCATCAGCAAGACCCTCAACCCGCTGGTGGTGGACTCTATATGCCAGAAGACTTCCCGCTATTAGCCGATGAGCCTGAATATAAGTTTACCTTCATCACAGCCGATACAGCCGAGACTGAAGACCCGAGGAATGACGCTACCGTATTTAGCTTCTGGGGGTTATATACCATTCAGACCCAAGGTCGAAGCACTGGTGTATTTGGTCTGCACTGGATTGACTGCCGCGAGATGCGTGTTGAACCCAAGTATCTGGAGAAGGAATTCTTAGACTTCTGGCAGAACTGCGCAAGACATAAGCACCCTCCCCTCACAGCCTTCATCGAGAAGAAATCCACAGGCGTTACCCTGATATCAATTCTTAAGGGAATGCGCGGTCTAAAGGTTCGTGAGATAGAACGTACTCGCAAGTCAGGCAGTAAGGCTCAGAGATTCATCGACATCCAGCCCTATATAGCTAGTAAGCAAGTTTCACTACCAGCTCATGGCAATCACACTGAGATGTGCATTAACCACATGAAGAAGATTACCAACAATGACTCACATGCGCATGATGACATTGCGGACACCTGTTCAGATGCTGTACGCATTGCACTAATTGACAAGCTATTGAACATGTATCTCTACAAGGACGCGCTATTCAGGGATACCACTAAGGTTGCGAATTCACGATTGGAAGTACTGCGTGATCTCAAGAAGAGAGCATATAAGACAAGGAATTAGTTATGGCGGTTATTGCTAGGAAGTATACTACGCAGTTGGACAAGATTAAGCAGTCGGTAGAACAGGCTTATACCTACTTCAGGCCGAATTACGAGCGCTATCATCAGTTCATGCGATTCGTGTACAAGTCTACGCTTACGGAAGATGACATTGCAGTATTGACTACACTTGGCCGCCCGCAGATTGAATTCAACATGATGGAAGCTTATATCTCCAGACTACGTGGTGAGTTCTCTCGTATGGAACCTGGCTTCGTAGTGCGCGCTCAGGATGGCTATGACGACATTGACCCGCAATTACTGAGCATTCTTGAGGCACACTTCAGGGCGATTCTCAATGACTCAGACAATGATGGTTTTAGCTACGATGTCTATACTGATTTACTGGTGGGAGGATTCTCAGTAGTCGAGGTCTACACTGATTACATATCTCCTATGTCTATGGATCAGAAGATTTGTGCCAATCGCGCTTTCGATCCAACCCTATGTGGCTTTGACCCACTAGCACGCAGGTCACACAAGGGTGATGGTAGTTTCTGCTTCCAATTATTCCCGAAAGAGGCTGACGAAGTAGAGAAGGAATATGGCTCCAATGCTCTCAAAGGTCTTAAGTACGCACGCAGCTTCTCAGGATTCAACTGGTCATACCGTGCTGCTAAGCGTGATATAGTCCTTATGTGTCAGTACGACCACAAGAGCTTTAAGAAGGAACGCATCACCAAGCTATCCAATGGCCGTGTAGTCTCAGTCAAGCATTATGAGAAACTCCTAGGCATGTGGGATGAAGCTGGATATATCGAGCAGCCACCTATCCCAATCGGTAAGATGCGTGACACCATGATTGAGGAAATCACAAGACACACATTCTCTGGTGCTGAGCTAATCAAGGTCGAGAAGACTGACTTCAGTATGCTGCCATTGATATTCTTCGACGGGAATAGCGCTATCCTTCGGGATAACAATGACTCTACCGCTGAGCAGATGACCAGACCTTACATCTACAACGTACGTGATGCGCAGAGGCTTAAGAACTATGCTGGCCAATCACTGGCCAATGAACTTGAGAACACCGTAGAGCATAAATTTATCGCCTCTGTAGAATCTATCCCAGAGGACTACCTTGATGCCTACATCGATGTGCAGAAGCCTGGAACTCTGCTGTACAACGCATTCCACGATGGTAATCCAGAAATCCAACTTCAGCCTCCACGCGAGATTATGCGTACACCCATACCACCCCAGATTAGCGAAACTTTCCAGATGTCGGATAATTTGATTCAAGGCATCCTTGGGTCTTACGATGCAGCTCTAGGTATCCAGAATAACGAGTTATCCGGTGTAGCGATCATGCAAGGCGCAATGCACTCTAATGCCGCAGCTATGCCATATACCGTTGGATTCATGAAGGGCTGGAACCGAGTGTGTCAGCAGCTACTGGATTTAATACCTAAGTACTATGTGACACCACGCAGCATACCTATTGTACTTCCAGATGGTAAGCGCTCCTATCAGACCATTAATAAGCCTGGTAATCCGTATATGAACTACGACGCCATGAGTCTGGATGTCAAGGTAGAAGCGGGAGTTAACTTTGCAGTACAGAAGCAAATATCGCTTGAAACCATTATCCAGCTTATGCAGACCTCTCAATCCTTTGCTGCCTTCATCAACACTAAAGGTCTGGGAATCCTGCTTGATAACATTGATATCCGTGGTATCGAGGGCTTACGTCAAGCTGCGGGTCAATACATGGAAGAGACAGCACAGCAGCAGGCTCAGGCTCAGCAGATGGCTATGCAACAGGCTCAACAGCAGTTAGATCCGAAGCAAGTTATGGCGATGCAAGCTCAGGCCGAGATGGCCAAAGTTGCTCAGAAGAAGGAAGCTGTCGCAACCCAGGCTCAGGTCGCTCTGACTAAGATTGCAACCGATGATGCCGTTAAGAATAAGCAGGCTGATATCGATTTCCTCAAGGTCATGGCTGATATCCAGGGCGCTAAGATTGACCAAGTTCTGAAGCAAGAGACTGTCGATGCCGAGCAAGCTAGGACTGCCGTTGATATGGCTATCAGTGTATCCGCGCATCATCATGAAGTTAAGCACGCCGATAGAACACATGAGTTGGATAAGAAAGCTTTAACAATGAAGCCTAAGAAGGAGAAATGATATGCCATTAGTTAAGGGTAAAGCCGCTAAGAGTCGTAAAGGTTTTTCAACCAATGTTAAGCGTGAGATGGAAGCTGGTAAGCCTCAGAAGCAAGCCGTCGCCATAGCATATTCGGAAGCTGGTAAATCTAAGAGGAGAAAGAAGATATGAAGAAGATTAAGAATGATAGCGCATCCAAGATGAGCAGGGATTTAAAATCGGCTGGAGAGTATAAGCGTGGGGTTAATCCTAAGAAGGTTAAGAATGACTCAGCTTCTAAGATGAGCAGAGATTTGTCTGAGAAAGGTGAATATAAGAGGGGCAAGTGATTAACCCCTATTCCAATTGACTGAAACATTGCTATACTGATTTCAGACAAGTTGTATACCTGACTAGACAGGTTAAAGGATTCTAGGCCAATTACGCAGCTATGCGGTCAAAATAGTCGGACTACCACGGATGGTAGGTGATCACGGTCACGCCGGAAACAGTGAGGTTTCAAATGGATGCAAAGGATATTGCAGAAGATTTATTGCAAGATGCTAATGTGGTTGCAGAAGAGGCAGAAAGTGCCGAATCTGTGGCTCCTGAGAAGATGCTTCCTGCTTCCCGAGTGAATGAGCTGATTATGAAGGCCAAACGCAAAGGAGAGCAGAAAATGCAAGAGCAATTAGACGCCGCAAGGCAGGAAATCGAGCAGCTACAAGCCCAACAGGGTCAGCAGCAAGCTCCTGTACAGCAAGCACCCCAAGCTCAGCCGCAAGGTCAGAGTGTTGATGCCCAGCAGATACAGCAGCAAGTGATGCAACTCCTAGAGCAGAAGATGCAAGAAGACCAGCGCAAGGCACATGATGCACAGCTCGAACAGGAAGTTAATCAGGTAGCCCAGCAGTATCTCGGTAAGATGGCTCAAGGTAAAGATTTATACGAAGACTTTGAGGCAATGACTGCCGATTTTAACCCTGCTGAGTTTCCACAGTTAGTATTTCTAGCTAACCAGATGGATAACACCCCAGCCATTATCTATGAGCTGCGGAAGAATCCAGGCAAGTTGGCCGACTTAACGGTATTACTGGATAAGTCCCCAACGATGGCTAGGAACGAGTTGTCAAAGCTTTCCGAATCAATTAAGCGGAATGACGAAGCAAAGCGTAACTTGCAAGAACCTCAAGACCCCTTAAGCCGTCTGAAACCTTCGCCCGTGGGAACAGACAATGGTACTAAGAATGTACGGGATTACAAGAACGCATCTTACCTTCGCGTGTAGTAGTCCAGCCGAACTGGTCATGTCTGTTCCTGATGAATATGGATATTTATCGGAGATGATGACATGGCCGTTCCTAATAACATTTTGCAACAAGTACAAACCTACCAGATGTCGAATCTGGCATATCTACAGAACCTCAATTGCTTCGTAGCTACAGCTAATACCAAATTCAAGAACTTCGAGAAGCTTACTGCTAATCTTGGGGACACAGTGACTTTCGATTTACCACCTAGATTCACAGTTGCACAGTCTCTAGTAGCTACATTCCAATCTGCTGACCAACGCGTAGAGAACCTGACTGTAGATCAAGCGATCAACGTGAGTTACGCCTTTACAGCACAGCAGTTCATCTTCAACGTCGAAGAGTACATGGAGAAGTTCGGTAAGTCTGCTGTGATGGAAATGTCTGCCACAATTGAAGCAAATATTGCCGAAGTGTGTGTGGAAGCTCCATATAGATTCTACGGTGACGGAATCGTTCCAATTAATTCTTACGGTCAATTAGCAGCAGCATTAGCTATGTTCCGCAACTACGGTGCAGCTAAGGACAATACTAAGTTCTATCTGAGTGATATCGCCCAATCAGCTATCGTTAATACTGGTCTGAATCAGTTCGTACCAAGACGTAATGATGAGATTGCTAATTCTTGGGATGTGGGTAACTTCGATCGCGCTGAGTTCTATGTATCCAACTTGCTACCGGTTCACACAGCGGGAACTATCGGTGAAGACGGTACAGTGCTGACAGTTGTCTCTGTAGTTAAAGACGCTAATGATGCGGTAATTCAAATCGTATTCTCTGGTGCCGGAACTGATGCAGACGCGATCAAACTGTACGATAAAGGTCAATTCTCTGATGGTGTGGCTGGACAGCCTAATCTTCGCTACCTGACATTCATTGGTCACAAGGTATCTAGTAACCCAGTCCAATTCCGAGTAACTGCTGATTCAGCTTCCTCTGGTGGCAACGTTACAGTTGACGTTTATCCTCCATTGAAGGCTTCTGCTGGCGCTACACGCAACTTGAACTTCGAGATTGCTGCTGGAATGCAAGTAACCTTCTTACCTTCTCATAGAGGTGGAATGATCACTGCTGGTAACCCACTGTTCTTGGGTATGCCTATGCTTCCTGAAGAAGTACCTTTCCCTACTGGTAATGAGACTGACCCTGATACTGGTGTGTCATTGCGTATGTACTACGGTTCCCTGTTTGGTCAAAACCAAAGAGGAATGATTCACGACGCGATATGGGGTAAGAAATGCGTACCTGAATATTCCATGGAAGTTGTGTTCCCTCTGTAATTTCGTCCAACACATGATTCATGAGGGGGTTAATTCTCCCTCACACTATAAGGATATAACAAATGGCTATCTCAACACCTATCGTCAATGCTCGTATGTACTACATCAATGGTCTGAAACTAGCATATCTGACCGCGACAACTATGACTGTGACTGCGGGTCGATGCAGTAATTCTACTAATGTGAATGATATTGCTGTCGGCTTACCCTTGAATGTTGCTGCTACCCAGACAGGTGTATTACCTGTAACTGCTGGTACTGGCACAGTGACTATCAATACCGCGGCTCATGGTGCTGGTGGACTTGATATCGGCGCAATGGCTAATGATACCTTCTATGCGGTATACGCTATCGGTGACAGCTTCGGCGTAGAACCTGGCTCAGCATGTATCTCTGCTAACCTAACTACACCATTGCTACCTGCTGGCTATGATATGTACTTTCGTATCGGATTCATCAAATCCAATGGCTCGGCTCAAATCCTGCCATTCAGACAAGATGGCTGTGATTTAGACCGCTGGATGTGGTATGACGCGCCTATTGCGACCAACATCACTGCTGGCTCGTCTGCAACATATGCGCCTGTAGATTGTAGCGCTGGACTCCCTGCTAATACTCCTACAATGGTGAATTTCCGCTATGTATTCGCACCTACTGCTGCTGACAATACTTTAGTGCTTGCCCCTGGGACTTCAACATCTACTCAAGGATATGCGACTGCTTCAGGTGCTGTAGCTGGTATACCTGAGATTGGTAATCTGATTTGCCCGACTGATAGCCCTACCACAGATGCCATTGACTACAAAGTCGTTGGTTCTGGTGTGGCGTTATTCGTTACAGCTTATCTTGACCAACTGGCGACTTCTATCACAGCATAAGGAATTGCTATGGCCTACACGACATTACAGCTAATTAACAACGCTTACTATGAGTCAGGCATTGTATCCAGAGGCTTTGAGACTGTGTCAGGCCAGCAAGCCATCGATGGGCTTCAGTTCCTAAACGACCTTATTGCGGATAAGACTGTAGAGAACAATCTTATCCCCTACTACCAGCAGTACGACTTTAATGCAGTGATTGGGCAAGAGCGCTACTTCATCGAAGACCTAATCGAGATTGAAACATTCGTCTTCTACATCGACACCGTGCGTTACGCTACTGAGAATCGTGCTAGGCGTGAGTACTTCGGCTCATCACGTGCTGACAATATTCAGTCCCTCCCAGGTAGCTGGCATATGGAACGCTGCTTCAATGGGGCAAATCTATACATCTACTTCAAGCCTAATCTTAACTTCCCGTTGACTATATGGGGGCAATTCAGGCTTCAATCAGTAGCAATTAATCAAGACCTATCACTGACTCTGGATAGGTTTTACATCAATTTCCTGAAGTTCGATTTAGCTGAGAGACTCTGCGCTGAGTACAACTACACTGTGCCTCCAGGAGTATCTAAGGCATTAGCGGCTTATCAGGACAATATTAGCAAGAAGAGTGGCCCTATGGACTTGCGGCTGATTAAGCTTTCTAGCTTGCAGAGACGTGGAGGCATTAACTACGGTCAGGTCAATATTGGCCATGGCTGGGTCTCATGATAAGCACTCCTAGAGGCACTCCAGTCCCCGTCAAGATAGTCGGTAGCAGCATATTCGGCCGTCACCCTATTATCTCCGACGAGCGCACTTGGAATCTCTTCATCTCAGACGACTGGCTAATCAACTTCGCGGGCTATGAACTCGCTGTAGATATCCAACCAGAAGGTGTAGAGGGCAGAGGATTATTCCATTCGACTCGTGGTAACTTCCTACTGACGGTATTGGGTTCCAATATCTACCGCATCGACCAGAATCTGGGATTCACATTCCTCTTCAGCATAGTAGGCTCTACTGGCGAGGTCTTCATGGATGAGAACCTAAGTTCACAGATTGCAATAGTCGATGGCACGAGTACGGCTTACATCTACAACTACACTGTCGGCACCGTTGAACCTATCGTCTGGAACTACGGCACTAGCGGAACACCATTCACCCCAAATTACGTTACCTACCAGAATACATATTTCATCTTCGGTAATGGTGACAATACTAATTCCGGCTCACAGTGGTTCGTCTACAAGAGCGGCTTCGTTGCGCCTTCAACTAATCCATTCCAGCTAGATTGGGTTCAGACCCTGACCCTCCAGACTAAACCAGACTTCGCTAGAGCCTGTATCAGGATTCCCAGTCATGGTAATAACCTCCTAGTACTGGGTTCCACAGTGGGAGAAATCTGGACGAACGTTGCAGGGATTCAAATCTACCAGCGTCAATCCTCGATTAATATCGACTATGGCGTGGCCTCAGTGGCTACCATCGCAGCTTCAGATGACATGGTTGTCTGGCTTGGGATCAATGAGAAATCCTCTCCGGCAATCATGGTTATGGCTGGAGGTCAGGCGCAGAGAATTTCTACAGATGGTATAGATTATCTACTGAGTCGTGTGAGACATCCTGAAGACTCTACAGCTATGTTCTATCGCCAAGATGGTCATGTCTTCTACATTCTTACGTTCTTCCATGCTTTGGATAATTTCTCAATCATGTACGACTTCACGACGCAGAAGTTCTTTGATATTACAGATTGGGACTTCACTTACCACCCTGCACGACAGATGGCCTACTTTAACAACGAAATTTACTTCGTCTCTCTGAAGCAGGGGAGTCTGATGAGATTTAGTACAGACCTGACTTCGATATCAACTAACATCCAGAATGATTATGAAATCCCGAGAGTACGCATATGTGACACTTACCGATTGCCTGGTGGGGAACGCTTCATCGTCAATCAGTTCAGCTTTACGATAGAGAATGGTGTTGAGCAGGATGTAGACTTTAGCTTCGAGTGCGAGGGTTACATACTTGGTGAATCCAGTGGCGACATCATGTACTCAGAAGATGACTTACCGCTATTAATCGAAGGTGGTAGCTGTCAGATATATCGACCTAGAATTGATGTTACTTGCTCTAAGAACGGTGGAGAAACGTATGGTAATGCTGTTCCGTACTATATGCATGGCACTGGACGCTATAAGAATCAGCCTAGATTTAATCAGCTTGGTGAGGCTAATCAGTTCACGATTCAGATGAGGTTCTGGGGATTCGGGGCGATAGCTGCGGCCAATGGTATGTTGGAGCTTAGACAATGATTATACCTACTTTCCAGTCAGTACAATTCGTCGACGACAAGGGCTATCTTACCAGTCAGATGCAGATGTGGCATGATGAATTGAACAACGTATTGCGAAATGGACTTTCCGATAACGGCTGGACATTACCGACTGTGACTCAGGCTGAACTTGCTTCGATTATAGCGCTTCCGGCTGACCAGCAGCTTCCTAATGGGACTATCTGGTATGTCGCTAATCCAGCTATCAATCCGACCTACAATGAGATTGTGATTAAGCTCGATGACGGCACTGGAATGGGCACGAGCGCATTATATAAGTTAACTAAATCGGCTTACCCGTAAGGATACGACATGGGCATATTAGATAGCATTTTCGGCGGTGGCCATAAGAATAACCCTATGGATGCGGCCAATAAGTACTTGAACCAGATTCCTGGCATTGCACATGAGGGTTACGATCCCTATGTTGAGGCTGGCATGGACGCTTCTGGTAGGACTAAGACTGCCTATGAGCACCTCATGGACGACCCTTCAGGTTTCATCAATAAGATTATGGAAGGATATCACCCCTCAGAGGGCTACCAGTTCCAGAAGGATGAGCTTACTAAGACATTGGGCAACACTGCTGCTTCTGGTGGTGTAGCTGGAACTCCACAAGACCAGATGAATCAAGGTAAAGGTGTGCAGCAATTACTCTCAGGCGACATGCAGCAATTCCTCCAGAACATACTTGGCGCCTATAAGACTGGATTGGAAGGTGAACAGGGCATTGCTAATCGCGGCTATGATGCCTCTGGGAAGCTCACAGATACACTAGGTAGCGCTTTGAATCAGCAAGGTGGGTTGGCATTTCAGGGTGTGCAGCAGAAGAATCAGAATCGCAATGATCTGTGGAGTATGTTTGGTAAGGCTCTTGGGGCTGGTGCTGGATTTGCTCTAGGTGGCCCTGCTGGAGCGCTAGCTGGTGGAGGATTAACTTCCAGTATGTATGGGGGAGGCTAATATGGCGATACAATTTACTGATTTCTCCAAAGCCAAGCTTCTAGACGCACCTGGCAAGAATATCTTCGAAGACGTTCTTAAGGGATATGCTATCTCCCAAGAGCCAGCCAAGATGAAGGAAGAACAGTCTGCACGTCAATTGGCTAATAAGTTACGTGAGCTTGAGGTTGAGCATAAGCCGACAGAGTATGCCCTTAATGATCAGCATGTGAGCCTGGCTAATTCTATTCAGTCCAAGGCTTTGGAACATTATGACGAGAAGCTTCAGCTTGAGAAAGACTTTAAGAACGCGCAGATTGCTAAGGCTTTGCGACCGGCTAATGCTGGGACATTAAAGCCTAATGCTGCTGTAGCGAATGAGGAATATATCTGGAATCTTGAGCATCCTGGTGGAGACACTACTCCTGAAGAGAAGACGGAGCATGTAGTTAAGTTGAAGGAGGCATTGAAGAAAGGTCAAGATTCTGTGGAGGCTAATACTAAGCGTAAAGAACAGATTATCCGAGGGGCATACTTTACCACACAACCAGCTAAGTGGAAGGATCAACAATTCGCACTTGCAGCAGGGATGGGTATTCCATCATCTGAAGCGTCTAAAGCATTTATCGATGAAGGCAAGACGGTATCGCAATTAGCTAAGGAGAAGGGTATTGACCCCACCAAGATTGTACCTGTCTACCCTATGGCTAATGAGAACATTAAGCAGTATCAAATCCGCTCATCACTGGTTTCTGAACTTCTAAATTTCGAGAAGAATCTTGCTGACATTCAGGGCAAATATTCCCGCAAGTTCTTAGGGTATTCACCTAAGCAGATATGGGGAGCGTTGAAGGATAAAGACCCAGAAGAAGCTGGTATGATTCTCGCAGCCAGAAACTTGGCGCCGGAAATCTCAGCTTTAAGGGCTAAAATTGCTATTAACGGAGCTATCGGTATCGAAGCCCTGAAGGAATTAACCAGTAAATCTCTGGGCAACCTGAAGATATTCGAGCCATTGGTCAGTGAGAAAGCACGTAATGCAATGAGCCGTTATACTGATAAGTTAATCATGGATGCTAATCAAGCTTACGGGTCTAAAATGCAATCTTACAGCCAGCTTCAGCCCGCAATGGCATTACCTAATGCAGCCCAGGAAACTCCATCTAATGTGCAGGGGCAGAATTCAGTATTCAGCAATCAATCATCATCCGTATCTCCTACAGCACCTCCTATTCCAAGCAGCGTAACTAATGATCAGCAGTTCAGGGATTGGATGAAAACTCTTACTCCTGAGCAACGTGCAGCCGTTAAAGCGCAACATACCGGAGGTCAATAATGTCTTATAAACCTTCTGCTGCTGCCTTTGAAGATATCGATGACACAGGGACTTATAAACCTAGTGCTGCTGCATTCGAGGAAGAGCAAGACCCAATGCAAGTCCGAGATGAGAAGATTCGTGAGATGGGTGGATTCAAGGGTTTGGCTGCTGAGACTCTATTGAACCTATCCAATGCGATGAAGTCTAGTGTTCTGTTCGCCAAAGATTTACCCAAGATGGTTAAGACTGCTACTAAGGCTGAAGAAGAACGTCCACTTAGACCATATGCTGCCACAGGCTCTGGATTGCTTGAAGCAGGTAAAGCTGCAATCAATGCTCCTGCTGACCTGAATAAGTTCCTGTCTAGGAAGCTAGATTTCATACCCGACATTAGCGGCATAATTCCTCATATCCCAGAAGATACCGGAGTTGCGAGCATATTCGGTCTTGATGAAGAGAAGCCAGAGGATAGGCTCTATAAGGGTCTTGGCGCAGCATTATCTCTCGGATTACCAGGTGCAGCAGGTAAGCTCAAAGGCATTGAAGGTGGCACTAAGGCTGCCAAAGTCCTTCCGAAGCATCTTGAAGCTCAGATATCCAAGGAGCGCAATCTACTTGATATAACTGGTAAGCGCTTGGATAAGTTTAAGGAGGCGCTTGACAGTAGTCCTCAATACCGCTCTGCAAAGCCATCTACATTGCGTAGAACTGCTGGTGACTTAGAAGCTAAGATTGATGAACTTAAGCCATTGACTAAGATTGCCGAGCAAACCGTTCCTGAATTACCTGTTGCGCCTGATACAGCGAGAATGAAACGCCATGCTAAAGCAGATGTCACGCAGGCTAGCGAACTCCTGAGTAGGGGTTTGCGGGAAGGTAAGCCCGTACATACTGAGGGTGGAAAAATAGCATTAGATGAAGTTGAAACCGTTCGTAAAGCGGCTAGTCAGAAATTTACCGATCTTAGGAAATACGCTGCTGAGAATAAGATTCAGGTAGATAAATCAGCGGAAATCGATGCCATGCAGGGTAAATTGAAAGACCTTGAATCGCATTACAAGGATATTCCTGGTTATGAAACTGATACTCCTGATGTTAAGCTTCTTCAGACACAGCTCAAATCTCTTGAGAAACCAGAATTCATCAAAGGTACAGATGTATTGGATACTTATCAGACCTTACACAAGCTTGCCAAGGATGCTTATGATAAGATTTATGAACGTGGTAGCAGTCTTAGCCAAACAGAGAAGACAGCTCTGCAATCTATAGCCAAGAAGTACGAAGGTCTGGCTGATGACGTAGGTGGTGTACTTGAGAATTTAGGTGACAATAATGCACTTGAAATGCTAGGAGAGGCCAAAGGAGCATGGAAGGAATATGCATCGCTATATGGCAATCCTACTTTCCAATACCTTGAGAAGCATAAGGCTCTTCACCCAAGCACGATGGCCAACCTTGAATTAGGTACGCGAGGCAATGAGTTCTTGAATAAGATTGTCGCTAGCAACCCTGAGTTACGGCAAGCAATCTTTGGACAGCGATTCGCCTCACGTGCTAGCCATCAGAAATTGTTGCGCCCAAGTGATGTGCATGACAAGTACTTAAGCCAGTTACCGGAAGTTAATGATTTGGTAAATGCCTTTCGCAACGCCGCTGAAGTCGAGAATGAAGTTAAAGCCACTGCTGCTGACTTGAAGTCTGAGCATAAGGAATTGGCTGACTCTATCACTCAGATTGCCAATGAGCAGAAGCTACGGCAGGACGCTATAGCCAATGTGAAGAAGTATCAGGATTTAAGTAATAAGCGTACCAAAGCTGCTGATATTGTTAAGCGCAAGATTGATAAAGCTAAGTCTCGGGGTGAAAGCATTAAATCCCTTGAGGCAGAACTTAAGACTCTAGAAGCTGATAGAGCGAAGTTCAAGAACCTGTTGAAGACCGCTCTGAAGTTGGCATATCAATATGGTGGAATTAAATCAGCGATAGGACGTTAATTGTCGTTAGCTACTGACCATGCTGCTAGAGCGAAGATGATGATTAGAATGAGCATTAGATTGTCCTAGTGTGTATTAAATTAGCATTATACACTATGGGCTAAACAGAACGCAAGCAAAAGGATTTGCTATGACGATACCATTAGACCCAAGGTTCATCCCGGCCTTCTCCATAGAGGATGTCCTGCTCGATAAGGATACTGGAGCACCACTATCCGGCGGACAAGTATACTTCGAAATTGACGATCAGCGCGGGATGCTCAAGCCTGTCTATCAGATTACAGGTGCATCACCGAATTACACTTTCATCCAGCTACCAAACCCAATGACGCTAAGCTCCATCGGCACATTCGAGGACGCGCTAGGCAACCCAGTCATCCCGTACTTCTATCCCTACAAAGCTAATGGCGACGTTGAGCTATATTATGTCAGGGTGACAAGTTCTGATGATGTACCACAGTTCGTGCGTGAAGCGGTTCCCTACATAGCTGCATCTAGCAGTAGTGATATCCAGAGCGTGATCACTAATGAGATTGCTAATCCGCAGTTCTCTGAGGTGCTGTTCGACACCAGTAGTGTATATACATATGATGTTAATGGTGTAACTAATGACGTTATCCCTCTTGCACCTGATTGGGACTTAGTGGTCACTTCTCCAGGATTGGGATCGATCACGGTAACGCAATTTGATCCTCCGGGTAGCCTGAATGTTATATCTAATCCAGCTACCATACTCACGATTTCATCATCAGGGTTAACGAGTTTAGTACTGCGTCAGCGTAAGTATGGCTCTCCTAACCTATGGGGTGGTGGATATGTGTCAGCAAGCTATGTGGCTAGAACTCATAGTGGGACAGCAGTATCACTCAATATGTACTACAGTCAGTCAGATGGCACAGTAATTGACGTACTCCTAGTTGAGGGTACATTGCCATCGAGTGGCGCATATGTGAATCAGACAGGGAGCGCATTAATTCCGGTATCAACGAGTACGCAAACCTTTCCAAATTCATATATTGATATCTTCCTAGACCTGCCAGTGACGATTGAAATCGATATAACTAGCATTATGGTTGCCTTCACTGGCCAGACTAATATCCAGAGTATTACGTCAGATCAGGAGTCACTACCAAGACAGATTGATCACTTATTCCACTACTATAAGCCTGAATTAGAATTCATGCCAATTCCAAGCTACCTGATTGGCTGGGACTTCCCGCTGAATCCTGCGCAATTCGGTGAAGCTGTGGCACCCAATGCTGTAGGGGCTAATAAGTCCTACTATGTCTGGGATCAAACTATAGTCTTCCAATCGGTGAACTCAAGCTTGACCATATCACGTGAAGCTGTAATCGGTAATTTCACTATCCAGGCAGCAGCTACAGGTCGTCACGCCATCATCCAATATCTTGGAGGCAAGGAAGCTGATGATGTCTTCGCTGCACTCGTCCTCAATGGCGTAAGTGCTAATGTGGTGATGGAAAGCACTGTGGTTCAGGATATGAATATCGCTATGTATTGGACGGCTTCTGCTTCGCTACCGACTATGAGTACCGGGACTTCTCTGGTAACTGGATTTGATGTAAATGGCTATCCCACTGTATCTGCCGGATGGATCGAGATTGCACGAACTGGATTCGATAAGTCTGATTTTACTACAGGTGGCGGATTAAGCCTTGAGTCCCATGATTTCTCAAACTTCGCTGACCTTAATGCATATAATACTGCTAAGTTCTTCGCAATCGTGGTAAGCACTAAGAGTACATTAGCCTTGGGTAACACCGTGGAGTACAAGTCCATATCTCTTGTCCCTGGCAAGGTGCCGACTATCCCTGCGCCACAGACTTCTGATGAGGTTCTACGGGAGTGCTCAGCTTATTACACTAAGAGCTATGAGACAACTACGACAGTAGGAACTGCAGCAACTCTCCCAGGAGCATTCAACTTCGTATTGCCATCGATAGGTTCCGGTGCTGTGACTTCTTCTTGCTACCCAGGGGCATTCACACTCAGATTCCCTGTGCCAATGTTCAAGACTCCGACAGTGACCTTGTATTCGCCAGTGTCTGGTACAGCTAGTACGGTGTATATAGAGATGGTTACCGCAGCAGCGGCGCCTCATACCGATAGCCAAGCCATTACACCATGGACACAGACTGGTCTTAGTACCAAGGGAGTTTCGTATGTACCTGCTGTAACTGGTATAGCTGCATTACTATCGGGAGCAGTAAGTGCAAGTGCTGCAAGATTAAGCTGTCATTATCAGGCAGATGCCAGACTAGGATTCTAATTTAAGGATGAATTATGACTACACAATATAAGTTACAGAAGGATGTCGCAGGTTACAACGGTTTTGGACTACCATTCTGCGATACGATTTTCAGCGCCTCACTTGCTATCACAACCGATACTACCCTGACAGTGCCTTTGAAGGGAGCTATGGGAGCGGCTTTGAATTCAGTCAATAAGTGGATTGCTATCATCCAGGTAGAAGCCAATCTATCCGTATGGTTCGCATTGAATGCAGTGGCTGCGGTTCCAGCTGGAGCGAGCTTCGCTGCTACAACATCAGACCTAATCCTTGGTACTGAATATTACGCCGTAGAGGTCAAGGCTGGCGATGTAATGCATTTCTTAGCGCCTACTGCTGGCACAGACATTATGGTCAAGTTCTACGCATTACCAGCTAATTAAGATACACCTATATCACAAGGAGTGTGGTTATGGCTTTAGTACCAGATCAAAAGTTTAGTACCTTCCAGAATGGAGGTTCGGTAGCGGTGGGAGACATTCTCGTCGGTCTACGTGGTGGGCTTAATACCAGATTTACCTATTCTGCCCCAGTATCAGTACCAAGCATCACGGGTACGGCCAATCAAGTGTTAGCGAATGGCAGTAGTGGTATACCCGTCAGTGGCGCTGTCACCCTGACTACACCGCAGGATATTGCAACTACCAGTAGTCCAACCTTCGATACCATTATATTAGATGGAGAATTCATTAAAGGCTCGTCTGGAAATGTAGTCATCGATGCAGTAGACCAAGCAAGTGCTGTGAATTACGCATCTATCGTCAACAGCCCAACACTTAGTCCGGTCGTATTCGGGGTTAACGGTACTGATAATAACATTGATGCAGAGTTTGGCACTAAGGGTACTGGTAAATTTAGATTCCTATCAGCCGCATTAACTCAACCAATGTCAATCCTGAGTGGGACTAGCTATCAGCATCAGACAGACTTCACCTTTGCCAATACCGCAGCTACAAGGACAGTCACATTTCAGGACTCCAGCGGTACATTAGCCTATCTGACTGACATTCCAAGCGGGGTACTGAGTGTATCCGGTACAGCCAATAGGATTACCTCAACTGGTGGCGCAAATCCAATCATTGACATCGCGGCAACTTATGTCGGTCAAGCCTCTATTACGACTCTTGGTGTTGTGACTACTGGCGCATGGCAAGGATCACTAATCTCGCCAACTTATGGTGGAACTGGGGTTAACAATGGATCAAATACAATAACATTAGGTGGTGTTATCAATACAGCCGGAAGTTTACAGACCGCTGGAAATTTTAATACCTTTGGAGCATTCCCTCTAGTATTGAGAGCCACTGCCAGTACAGACGTTACCCTCCCCACGACTGGAACATTGGCTACTGTAGGGCAATTGCCAGTACCTAATGCTCTTACCGAGACAGATGATACTAATGTCACCATGAGTCTTACAGGCTCTCCTGCGACAGCATTGATGCAAGCTGTGAATATGACCTTGGGATGGACGGGGCAATTAAGTCTGGCTAGAGGGGGGAGTGCAGCTAATCTCAGCCCAAGTATTGGTGGAATTGTATACAGTACGGCTTCTGCAATGGCAATCTTAGCAGGAAGTCCCACTGCAAATCGTATGTTGCAAACAAGATCACTTGCCGCGCCTGCATGGTCAACCACTACATGGCCTTCAATACTCACCATAAATCAGATTTTATATTCATCAGCTGCTGACACAATTACGGGAATCTCTCCTAATACTAACTCGGTATTAGTAAGTGATGGATCTCAAGTTCCATCTATGCAAAAAACTTTGCCATCTGGACTGACTATACCAGGGGCACTTCTAACAGCCACACCTCATTTAACCACACCTAGTGTCATCGGAAATCTTACATTTTCAACTGATCCTGTAGGTATTACAGGAGTCATTACAACCACAGGTAAGAACGCTGGAGTCGTAGGAGAAGTATTATCTCAGGTGGTTACTATTGCGGGGCCAGTAGTTTCAGCAACAGCAACAAATATTGCGACTATTACTCTTACGGCTGGTCAATGGCTTGTGACTGGCGAACTGTGGATGACTTCTCCAGGTGGTACAACCCTGATGACTAACATGGTAGCTGGTATATCGCAAACTACCGGAACTCAGCCCACACTTACTCTAGGTACTTCAAAGGCTCAGGTAAGCTATGCCGCTCCGACAGCTGGGACACAGACTACATTGCCAACAGGGACAGCGGTAATTTTGACGGCAGGAAGCTTGGCTGTCTACTTAGTGGGGACAGCTACATTCACAGGCTCGGCTGCTAACTTGGCCGGAAAGATACAAGCTGTACGATTTTGTTAATTAACTTAAGGATGAGGTGACTAAATGGCTATACTTAATATTACGATTTCACAGACAGGTCTAGCTGGGGTTAAACCTGCTTTGGCTTATATTGAAACCAATGATCCGGTCGCTACTATTTTGGCCACAGGATATCTGAACCACGTGGTCGAGCAAGGTTATAGCTTTCCTCTGCCCTGCATTGCCACAGTAAGCACCAAGGAAACTCCTACTTCTGAAGCCAAGGTAGGCTGGTATGGCTTAAGTCATGTCGGAGCTAACTGGTCTCTTGTATTAGATACTAGCAGTTCAGGTGGCGTAGATCTCCCAACCACTACAAATCACATTGCAGTCTATAAGGATGCATTAGGATTGATTGGTGAAGATGCAGCTACTGCGATTAACTTTGGTAACATCCAAGCTGGTGGAGTGCTGGGAACTGCTGGTTACTTCAGGTCTTACCCGAATAATCCTGCTAATGGGCATCTTGATTTCTTCGCTACTGCTAGCCTTGGCCCTGCTGCTGTAAGAATCACAAATGCCGATCATAATCAGGACTCTACATATAGCTTTCCTGATACTGGAGCAAGTACTGCGAATGTCTTGATGTCAGAAGGAATAGCCCCTAAAGCGTCCATTACCGTTTTAAAGACAGGTTCAGGTAATGCGCCTCTTATAGATCCGGCTCAAACTGAAATCCAGATTGTGGCAGGAGGTATTAATAGTGCGCTAATATTCATTCAGGTTAAAGATGGTGCTGGGAATAATGCAACTCAGAATATTCCATTCACCTGCTATGCATCCCAATTAGCAAATGGTATGTTAGTAGCTGCCGCAGCTTCTACTGGATTCTCACTATCTGGGTCTGGTGTTGTTCTAATCAATGGTGCTGCTGTTACTACCCAGATTAGTGGTGTTACAGATGAGAATGGACAATGTGTTCTTAATCTGCTTGATACTGCGAAGCAAACTAGTTGGATCGTTGTGGCTATGGGCAATGGAATTAAAATTTCTGCGCAGATGACTGCCGGAAGTTATGGTTAATCAACATAAGGATATCAAATGAACTTAGACAAGCTGTTAGAGAGAGTTAAGGAGATTGAGGATATTATTACTCAAGCGACGGGGAATCTTCATGCATTGTTTGGTCGGAAGGCTGAAGTAGAGGCTATGATTGAAGAGCATAAGAAATTGCAAGTTGACCCTCCTGAACCTCCTGTGGTAGATTAGCCTCTCATGGCTTTCACTTACTCTAAGGTGGCCTGTCCTCCGCCTTATTGACGTGAAAGCCATTTCAATCTATAGAATCAATGCTATACTGACCCTGATAGTCGTGGTCAATTAGCTAGTAATTTCCAGCAGATGTTATTATCCACTCCCGCGACTGTCCCTATTGGGAATCAAGATGAAGATAGTACGCCAAGGATTGCAGTTCATATTCATTACATATCTATCTCTAGCCTACATGGTTGGATGCGCGCACTTCCATCCCGTTAAATTCCTAAATAAAGCTTGTATCATTCCCTTCGAAGGCTATGAATACAAGACCTGTCAGCCCCTTAGAGTAACCATTGATGATAAGAAGTATACAGTCCCTAAGAGTTTTGAGACGGATTTGGCGAGTATCCCGCGCTTGCTATGGCCTATATTGGCGCCTCAGTATTCAAACTTTGTGGCTCCAGCAATACTTCACGATTATCTCTATCGTTGCAACCCTGGGATTACTCGCCTCTACGCTGACGAAGTTCTATATTCTGCTCTGATAGCTGCCAATGTGACTGCATTCACGGCTTCCAAGTTCTATCTAGGCGTACGACTATTCGGAGAATCCCACTTTAAGCACGGAGAATGCTGATGGATGAATTAGCTCAACGGATTGAAGTCCATGAGAGTTTAAGGCTATTTCCCTATACTGACACGGTGGGCAAGCTTACTATCGGCTACGGACGTAATCTTCAGGATAGAGGACTATCCAAGGCTGAGGCAACATATCTGATGATGAATGACCTAGACGAATCTCGTATGGAACTTATACATTACGACTGGTTCAATAAGCTCGATAAGGTTAGGCAGGAAGTACTAATTGAACTGCATTTCAACATCGGTTTAACCCGATTACTCAAGTTTAAGCAGATGATAGCGTATCTGATAATTGGCGATTACACCAAGGCAGCAGAGCAACTACTCGATAGCCTTTGGGCAAAGCAGGTTGGCAGAACCAGATCACAGGATATGGCTAATAGACTCACTACAGGGAAGTACTGATGGCACGACAACACACAGAATCTAATGAGCAGATAGCAGCTATGGAGTGGCTAAGACTTCAGCACCCGAAGATTGCGCTACACACAATGCACATTGGCAACGAGCGTAAAATTTCGTACTGGGCGGGCTACATCATGAAGCAGATGGGAGTCCTCAAGGGTGCTAGTGACCTCTTCATGGCATGGCCTTGCGGTGGGTATCATGGACTCTTCATAGAAGTTAAATCTAAGACTGGTAAGCCTACTCCTGAGCAGGTAGCCTTTATAGAGCGTGTTCGTGACGTTGGGTACAGAGCAGAGATTTGCTATGGTGCTGACGAGGTTATCAACACCATGAAGGATTATCTATCTCACCAAGGCACATCACCATCAGCAATGTCAGCCCCGAATGAAGCAGCTTGAGTCGAAGGTGGATGCTCTTTAGTCTTAGGCATTAGCTGAAGCTGGTAGCCAAGGATGAAGTGCTTAACCTTGCTGACGCCATCCTTCTCATACTTCTGACTATCGATTTCACCCTGCACATAGAGCAAATCACCGATGTTGACGTACTTCTCTGCAATCTCAGCGTTATTGGCATAGAAGGTTACATTATGCCAGGTAACTTTCTCCTGAGTTTCACCGTCTTTCTTAAACTTCTTCGTTGTAACTAAACTAATGTTACTAACGCGGATTCCAGTATTGGTAGACCTAGATTCAATCTTACCCACTCTGCCTATAATGTGTGCTGAATTAACGAACATGATATATCCTTATAATTTTAAAAGCTGGTCAATGAAGTGCTGCGCGTGCTCTACTGGGAGATTGTCGACGCTATCGACCTCATAGTACTTCAACGCCTTATGTAATCGCTCTTCAGTAAAGATTCTCTCAGTGATGAGTCGTTTAATCTCAGAATGTAATTCAGGCGCTGAGACGACCATAGCAATCTCTTCTCCAGATTCGATGACTTCAGGGTCTTCCTGAGCAATCGGTCTATCAGGCGAAGGCGCACACAGTCCATTAATCTCCCGAGCATTATTCTCTCCCTGTTTAGCCACAATCTCTTGGGTAAGCCTTTGAGTCCGTGAACCCTTATTATCGGACACAGTGTAATCGGCATCGATATAATCCTCAACTTCTTCACGAGATTTAATACCCTTTAGCGCATCAGGGAAGGCATCTCGGAGACAGAATCCTCTAGCCCTAAGCTTAAGCATACGCTCAGGATATTGCGCCCAGACACCACCTTTGGCTAATAGCCCAGCACGCTTCGCCATGTCGAGTGTAAAGATGTTCTCCTTATCTTCACGACCCCTGCGCTTGATAACACAGCTATAGCCAACCACAGCATCAGCCTTGACCATGGGAGTCTCAACGATGTCCACGAAGTCCTTATGAGCCATGCAAAGAGCGAGCATCTCATCACCCCACATACAGGGCTTGCCGTTGATTAGGACAATGCACTGCATAGACTGCTCTGGTGACATGCCTATGGAGTATCCTATTGCCCAGACCATGAATAGGTCTTGCGGTTTATTACGGAAGCACTTCGGCACAAGCTCTGAGCCAGCCAACTTTGTGGCCAACTGCATATAGTGTGGCGCTAAGTCCTTCGAGAATAAGCTATCATCCAGACGACTAGCTCTCATGTGATTGCCTTCCGGTAAATCTTCTACAACGGTTGCTAATGCTGTATCGCTCATGTGATCCCTCACTTCAAGTTAAAAACTCTATGTCCCTTCTTGCTAGCCTTCCATGTGGCTAATAATTCACCATCCAGACCTACCAGATATTCAGCCGTACCCATATGCGACATAATCGCCATCTTGAATTCTTCCTCACGCGCTGCTAAGTCCTTAAGAGATGATTTAACCTGAGTCAAACCACTCAGGGCGCCAGATGTCCGGTAGTTAGATTCAACTATCTTATCAGGATGTGGCTTAGGGAATTTCAATCGGCAATCTGAGGTTGATATAGGGTCAGGCTCAATGCGATTCTGCACACAATGCCAGAAGTCTAAATCCGCTTGCAATATCAGGGATTCCAGAGCTGTATCGCGCTCGTAGATGAACTGCTTGTACTCCATTCCACCAATTAGTACAGCACAGTAACCACGTGAAGCATTAGTGATTAAGCACTGTTTGGCAATCTGGATTAGGTATGCTATAGGGATGCCGTCAGTAAGCGCCATATCCCACTCTTTGCGTTGGAAACTATTGGCTGACTTAGCTTCTACTATTGCGTTCTCGGACTCAATCCAGCCATCCAGATTAGCGAATATGAACGGATAATCTGGATGGTATACTGTATCTGGAAAGATGACTGCGAGATCATTTTCTTCTGCGAACCTCTTGATGATAATCGGCTCAAGGGCATTACCCCAATATTGCTGCTCGGTAACTTCATCAGATGGCTCTATAATTCCGGTCTTCTCAAGGTATAATTGATATGGAGTCTTGTAGCTACTGTAGCCCATTATAATGGCAGTATCACTCGCCCCAAGTCCTTCACATCTTCTAGCACGTTGCTCATCCGTTAGCATTCAATTCCTCCATGGAAAGCGATATTATACCACTACATGATCTATACATCAACTAGGGTTTATATTATAATAGACAATTTGCGAGGAGAAGCGCCAATGACCATTGAAGAAGTTGAGAACTGGTTTGGCAATCTGAATAAAGTTTGCGTAAGACTAGACATAGCTCCACAGAATTCCACTAGATGGAAGCAACAGGGTTATATCCCTTGGAAGCAGCAGTTCAGGATAGCATTTTGCACGGAAGGTGAGTTAATGCCGGATGAGAAAGATCCATATCCAGGTAGATGTTTCAATCAATAGCAACTTAACTTAGGGAAGAGTATGCAACTAAAGCACAAGATTCAAGCGGGTATAGCTAGCGGTGTGATATTAATTGGATCTCTATATATAGCCTGTAATTTAACTCGCGTCCCTGCTGGCTATAGAGGTGTAATTGTGAACCTGTATGGCAGCGAAAAGGGTGTATCAGAAGAGTCGGCTGGAGTAGGGCGCTACTACTTAGGATGGAACAAGGAGATGTACCTCTTTCCCACATTCCTCCAAAATCGCTCATGGACTAAGGGTCAAGCCATTACGATGCAGACTTCAGAGGGTCTTACGATCACCACTGATGCAGGTATTACCTACCAGATTGAGCCTGACAACATCGTGAAGGTCTTCACTAAGTACCGCTTGGGCATAGATGAGATTACCGACACCTTCCTCCATAATATGGTTCGTGATGCTATGAATGAGGTTGCAAGCAGGATGACAGTTGACCAGATTTACGGGCTTAAGAAGGAAGAATTCATCAAAGCCGTTAACGCCATCGTAGTTCGAGAAGCTAAGGATAACGGCATCAATGTCGACAAGATTTACCTCATAGGCAGCTTTGTACTTCCACCTTCGGTCATGAATTCCATTAACACTAAGATAGAGGCTTCCCAGAATGCGGTTAAAGTTGAGAATGAGATTGCTACGAGCAGAGCTGAAGCGCAGAAGACTATTGTGGACGCTCAAGCTGCTGCACAACGCATTATCATCAACGCAGAGTCGCAGGCTAAGGCTAATAAGATTCTTGCGGATAGTCTGACGCAGGAGTTCGTGTCCTATCAAGCTATCCTGAAGTGGGATGGTCGATTACCGACTACCAGTGCAGGTGGCGCAATACCCTTTATCAATTTAGGAGAACAGAAATGAGATGGATGCTCTTTAAGATTATATCGTTCGTATCGGTGTTCATATTCGTGCAGGGTGCAATCCTACCTTGGGCAATATCGAATAATGTTATGCCATTATGGGCAGATATCATACTAATTACATTGATTCTCATGATGTGGTTGGCTGTGATTGACCGACTTGCACACCATTTACTTAAGGTCTTAAGGAGGAATGATGAACTTTCGGCCGATTGATAGCATGGGTGAGGATGAAATCAGGGCTGATCTTGCTCATATTGAGAAGGAATTAGGCTTAGAAGTGTACCGTCCGTCTATGCACTGGAGAGTTAAATATTCATTAGCAGACCGCGCTAGAGACTTAAGTGCAGCTTTACGTAATATGGTAAAGCGCAGACCCATAGGCATACCAGGTAGTAATTCTCCCAATAATGAACACTTAGCTAAGGATGGAATCATGCATATCGAATTTGAAACTGAAGTAGCCGGAAAATTAACATTCGCGATGGTAGCTGACGGTCAATTATTTGCAACAACCCATGGCTTATATCAGAAATCTTCTGACACCTTACACGAGGCATGGCATATATGTAATCCCCAAGGTGACCCAGTAGGTCAGACTGAAAGCTTTGACCATAGTGAAGAGATTGGGAGAATCCTCCCCCCAATTAGAAGGATTGCGTTCTGATGAGATCTATAGCTGAGATAGACCAATACCTCACCGCTAATGTCGTAGATGCGAATGAAACATTTCACCTTGAGATTAGCACCGATGAGAATAAAGATTATCGGAGGGGATTCTACGCCGGGGTTCTTTTCGCCTTCCTCCATGCCAAAGCTAATATAGGGAATATTGAAGATGCTGCTCCTGAATAACCGACCCATAGACCATTTCATCTTCCCAGGTGGCGAGATTCAAGTCAGATTGCCTGAGAAGATTGACTCTGAGCGTGTAATCCTGACTTGGAAGCCCATTAACGCCAGTGAGATTATGTTCCTACAGCTCGTGGTGAATGCCCTTAATCACGCTGGAATTACAGATATTGACCTTGATGTGCTGTATCTGCCATATGCCAGGCAGGATAGAGTTTGTCAACCAGGTCAGGCATTGAGCCTAGAGGTGATATGTGAGGTGCTTAATCAATTAGAGGTGAAGTTCATGCGCTTCTGGGATGTGCATAATCCTGATGTAATGTATGAGCACATATCAGATTTCCGTATGAGCAATATCTCAGACGAAAGCATATTCAAGCGCTATAAGATCTTAGATAACTTTGACCTTGATAACACCATTATATGCGCTCCAGATAAGGGTGCTAGAGGCAAAGCAGAGGACATTGCTTCATTACTTGAGGTAGGATTTGCAATACATTTCGACAAGGTCAGATGTGCGGTCAATGGTGCAATTACTGGCATTAAGCCTAATGAGCACAATAGTGATATTGCTGGATGGGAAGTCCTAGTCGTGGATGATATCTGCGATGGTGGCAGAACATTTATCGAGGTAGCCAAGGAACTTCGCCTTACCACCGGTGAGAATCTGTACCTCTACGTCACCCACGGCATCTTCAGTAAAGGCTTAGACGAGCTGCTAGAGTACTACACCCATATCTACTGCCATCACGTTCTGCACGACGATAAGTTCCAATCCAATGACCGCTTAACCATATTGAGGGAATTTCCGCATGTTCCATAATCCGCTATTTGCTATCGATTTCTACAAGGTTGACCATCGGAGACAATATCCTGCTGGCACAACAGAGATTTACAGTAATTTTACCCCGCGATATGTGAAGGAATGCCATAGCTTGCTACCGGATTTCGATAATCAGGTGGTGGTCTTCGGGATTCAAAGCTTTCTGAAGCTCCTTATAGACTACTGGCAGATAGGATTCTTCGATTGGGATAAGCGTACTGTGATCTCAATCTACAAAGGGTTAATAGAGAAGGCTTTGGGCATTAAGGACTTCGATTGCAGCCACTTAGAAGCGCTCCATGACCTTGGTTATCTGCCCATTAGAATCAAAGCTATTGAGGAAGGATCACGTGTCCCAATCGGTGTTCCAGTCCTAACGATAGCCAATACGCACCCTGAGTTCTTCTGGCTCACTAATTACCTGGAAACCATTATCTCAGCTAGTCTCTGGAAGCCAATGACTTCAGCTACTATTGCGTTCGAGTTCAAGCGACTCTTGACCAAGTATGCTATCAAGACTGGTGCAGATTTAGACTTCGTAGACTATCAGGCGCATGATTTTAGCTTTAGGGGAATGTCTGGTATAGAAGACGCGAGCCTTTCTGGTGCTGCCCATCTTACGAGCTTCAAGGGTACTGACTGCGTAAGTGCGATAGAGCTATTGTATGATCAATACTACGGCATGAGTGAGGCGGTTGTAGGTGCTAGCGTTCCAGCTACTGAGCACTCAGTTATGACCTGCGGTGGCTCGGAAGGTGAATTCGACACCATCAAGCGCTTAATCACTGAGGTTTACCCAGAGGGAATTGTATCAATTGTGTGCGATTCGTATGACTTCTGGAGAACATTGACGGAGTATTTACCCAAGCTTAAGGATGAAATCAATGCCAGAGAAGGTAAAGTTGTTGTTCGCCCTGATAGTGGTTATCCCGTTGATATTATTTGCGGGGATGACAGTGGGATGCGTGTTCTTCCAGCTTCACGAGGCGCTCTCGAATGCCTATGGGACGAATTCGGAGGCACAATCAATGCAGCCGGATACAAGGTACTTAACCCCAAAGTCGGACTCATCTACGGCGATGCAATCACCGTGGAGCGAGCTAGTCTAATCTTGGAGAAGATGGAGCAAATGGGGTTCTGCTCTAGCAACATCATATTCGGGGTAGGTAGCTACACATATCAGTACGTCACACGCGATACTTTCGGCTTCGCAATGAAGGCTACCAGTGCAGTGATTAATGGTGAGCGCGTGGCTATCTGGAAAGACCCAAAGACTGCGGATGGGAGTAAGAAGTCTGCTAAAGGGTTGCTGTGTGTCGATTGGGATTTAGAATCTGAGAGATTTAAACTCTATGATAATGTGGATGAAGCTACGGAATTGGCAGGTATGTTAGAAACCGTATTCGTCGATGGTCAGCTCTGCAATCTTACTAACCTCGGCAAGATACGCGAGAATTTAGATCTTGAATTACAACAACTTATGGAGTAGATTGATCCCAATTAATGCGGGGATTATCCAGGCCTTATACTAGATAATCCTCTAATCTCAACCCTTATCCAATGAGTATAGTTAGTAGCCACACAAGGATCGAAACTATGATAATTTTACCTCATACCGTGCTGATATCAAGCATTTCACAATATTTATTTCAATCCACGATTTATGTTAAGACAAAGGATGTCAATTATGAACATATTGGACGTATTGCGTACGAGAATCCTAGAAGAATTCCCAGATATTACAGACGAAGAGTTAACTTTGAGGATAGCTATCGCACATAGATTGCTTGAAAGAGTGTAGAATTAAAGTGGGCTTCCTGCCCTAAATAGCGTAACGCATGAAAGTTTAGCCGACCGAATTGCGTTACACATGAACACTATGGTTACCAACCACAGGAGAATTATACCATGTCTCAGGCTAAATTAAATACATCTTTAGTAAATAAACGCATCAACCCACGTTACATAGTTATTGATGAAGATATCCACGCAGCATTAGACTTATACACATTGTCCTTATACATGGCTTTCCGATACGAAGCGGACTATACATCTGAGGATTCCATGATTCGACGTTCTGCTAAATTCCTTAGTGAGAAAGCACATATATCTACTCGCCAGTTCTTTAAATCTTTGAACCTTTTAGAAGATTTTGGCTTAATCCAGAGAGATCCATCTAGCCCTGCAAACTCCCTATCTATATACCATGTAGCGCAGAAGTTGCATTATTTTACTACACAGTGCTTAGGGGTGCATGATATGCATAGGGGTGTGCACATGGTGCATACGGATCATTATTCTTTACCAATAATTATTAATACTAATAGCGAATCTTGCGATTCTCCAGTAGCAGCAATTAAGGATAAACCCCAAAAGCAGTCATCCGGGGAATTGCTTCACCTCCTCATCGATTGCTATCGGCGTGAGTTCCCTAATAATCCGCAGCCACATGCTAGGGTAATCTCCACAAGCCTACAGAAGACCTTGCAAAGCTTGATTAAACGATGGCCAGAGCTAGACCCGAATGGCAATCCATTGACACCAGAGCTATTTGGCCGATACCTGTATTTGCTTCGCACTACTGCGCCTAAGTTCTCTCTTGGTGAATACGAGACGCAATCGGGTAATCGCAAGAAGAACGGACTTGAAACCTTTGCTAGATGGAACACAGTGGTTAAATTCATGGAGAATCAATACTCATGAATACACCTAAATTCTGCTATGAACTTGAATCACGCGTATTGGAAACGCTGATGGATCTTGAATCCCCCACTGAGTATCGCGTACAGCAAGCTATGCTGAAGCTAAAACCTAAATGCTTCTACAAGCCGGAGAATGTCGAGATATTCGGGTTAATACGCAAAACCTTTGATGAATCGCGAACATTTGGCTTTGTAGATATCCTGATTGAGTGCTCCGTGAATACTGATCTACACGAGCATATGGCAAAGATAATGTCTGATTTTCGAGAATACCATGCTTCCAATGTCCACTTTGAATCTGATATCGACAAGCTACTTACTCTTGCCAATCTTCGGAAGCAACTTAGTCTGAATTCTGCGATTATTAATGCTGTGGATGACTGTACAGACCCGATAGAAGCCCAGACTATCTTGGCTGATGGCTTACGCGATATGGCAGCTTTAACGCTAATTGAATCGAAGCATGGTATTAGTAACGACGAGATTGCAGAGGATTATCTAGATGGTAAGATTGCTGAAGATATGAAGCTCCCAACTACTTCCGATCAGCTCAATAATCTTCTAGCAGGTGGTATCATGCCGAAAAGCCTTATCATCGTTGCAGCTGGCGCTAGTGTTGGTAAAACTGGATTTTCAATCTGGCTACTTGATGCAATAGCACGCAATCAACCTAATCATGAGTCATTGTTCTTCTCAATCGAGATGGAATATAAACACATTTGGATGCGTCATGTCGGGGTTTGCGCTGGCAAAACCTTTGACAAGCTAACTGAAGAGGAACGCATTCGAGCAGTGCAGAAGTCCATGGGAGTCCCAATGAAGATTTATGATGCTGCAATCTGTAGGCAGGTAGCAGATATTGACTTCATCCTAAATACCGCGCGATTACGAGCTTTACAACGGCCTATATCAGTAGTCGTGATTGATTATCTTGGCTTAGTGCAGAGCAATGGAAAATTCGATAGCAATTACCTCAAGCATGAATACGTTACCTCTCGACTTGCTGAACTCGCGATACAGCTTAATTGCACAGTAATTGCACTATCGCAGATTAACAGAGGTGCAGCTAACCGAAGCAATGATGACCGTTGTCCATGGCCTCATGATGCAGCCGATAGCTCAGGAGGTCACAGAAGTTCTAGTCTATGGCTTGGTGTAGATAGGCCAGAATTATATCAAGACGAGCCATGCTATCGAGGGCAATTCGTAGTTAAAGCTCGTAAGAATCGCTTTGGCAACACGTTCGACTGGCTACTGAATTTCAAAGATGGTGCATTTGGAGAAGTTCCGGCTGGGTGGTTCAAGCAATCCACAAGTAAGACTCAGAATCGCGAGCAAGCCCTTTTTTCACCCCATAGTGATGATTTACATAGGTAGGCAATAGGTTGGCTAGGTAAAAGATTTTAACCTCCTTAGTGAGATTCTATGGAGGTTTTAGGGATATAGTGGTTTAAGATGAAGTGGTATTAGCTAGCATCTGCTCCATAAAGCTATCGAAGCTACCGCGAATCTCTGTTAAATCCTCACGAGCATTACCTTCACCTGACTTAATGGACTCTTGCATAACTTCATCGGCAATAATGATTAGCTGACTAACTAGCGTGACGATAATGCCACCCCTAGCCCAATTTACGTCGATATTTGGGTCATCAACGCGCATCAAGTCTTTCTTGAGCTGATGCATTGTGGCTAAGGTGTAATCAATTCCACCCATAATTGTACGTCTTTGGCTTATCATTGCATTGTCTCCGTAGCTAGTGACATCATTAATTTCCCATCATTCATATCAGTTATGCAGAATTCCAAGGCCGACACGATAGCATGGTGAAGTTCGTCACGCGATAAGGTGTCTTTATCACGAGTAGTAATCATGTACATCGAGATAAGTTTAGCCACAATGAATTTCAGCACCGAGCCAGCATCTTGTGGATCATCATCCTTGGTATCTG